TCTCATATCTATACTAAATTTTATGAATATAAGCAGTATGATAATTAAAAAAAATAGCACTGTTGGGGAATTAGAAAATCGGTTAACCGATCCTAAACTTGATGGAATTGTAGGACCGCCCAAATACAGTAAGTGGTTGCCTAAATGGCTAGAGATTCCAGACATTGACATCACACTGCTTGATTATGATCGATTAGGTGATATCAAATATGTGAGCGATACACTGGGTTTTGAATTTCAGCAAACTGTTGAAACATCAAACGTTACCAAAACTAGGAGTTTGCGTCGAGACAAGTTGGATATTGATCTGTTAAATACGTTGAATAAATTTTATGCAGAAGATAAGAAATACATTCAACGCTTAAAAGATAAATACTAGTAGGAGATTTTTATTTATGGCTATAAGCATCAACACAGTAGCAGACAAGGTTTATGGACTACTAAAAGGGTTCGGATTCTCAGTTGATATTTTTGACAGCAAAGGAGAAGTAACCGGTGACCCGGGCGATGCACTTAGATTTTTTGTAGACGATCCCAACCTGCTTGTGACACTCAACGTTGAAGAAAATGAAATAAGATTTAGTGTTTCAGAGAATACTGAACAAACAGACAAGTTGCGTGAACAATTGCAGAATTTAGCCAAAACATATTTAATGACAACAGATTTTAGGGTATTTGGGAAAACGCTCAAACCAAGTAGTGACTCCACACATATTAAAAAAGAGAATAAGATGAAAGATTCAGATGTAATGGAAGGCTTCGGACCAATGGCTGGCAGTGTAAAGACCAGCTACCAGCCACTAGACAATGTTAAAATAATAGTCAGACATGCAAAGCCTGTGAATGAGGAAGTTCGCGGAGCTAGAAGCAGGAATATCAGCAAAATTTTTATTCAAAAAGGCGAAGAACGATTTGCATTCCCTGGTAGGAATTTGTCTGGTGCTAGAGCAATGGCTAGGCATATACACAACGGCGGAGCAATGCACGATGCAGTTGGTGAGAGCATTGTTAAAATGTGCAACGATTTAAAAACATTGAGAGAATTTGTGCGCTACGTACAAGCAAACGAATTGGTAAATGAAAGCAATCAAGATTATGTTACGCTTGCATTTGAGAATATCGAGGAAATTAAGAAGACGTTTAAAAAATTAAGCGGGTCAAAAACATACGTATCGGCAGTAGAAAGTGTAACAGATCACAACAATGTTGAATTAATCCAAGAAGTTGATTTAGAGCAACACTTTACAGAAACGCATTTTGATGACAAAGTCGCAAATGCGGTAGATACAATTAAGCACTTGGTCAACAGAAAGACAGCATTTGAAAGCTATATTATGTCTGCTATTGATCAAGAGTCGTTTGGTGATCTAAAAGATATGATCTCAGAGAGTGGTATGGAATTTGATAATCCCAGAGCTAGGTTGGGTTACCAAATCGGGCAAATGAGCACAGTTGTTAATGATAGCAGATTGTCGCACTATTTGGGCGGCATAGGCAGTAAATTATCAAACGGTGGATCACTAGACGCAATGGAATATCGTGCAGTCAAGGCAAGTTTGTTGTCAGCATCTAGCCCGACTGGCCAAATTGCAGAAAACAATGGATTTTTTGTAGAAAGCGTTCGATACCAAAAATTCATAGAAAGTTTTGTAGACTAGTACTAAATAACACTTGTAACAACTTTCTGTCAACGAAAGTATAAAATGGTTGACAACATGGCATAAAGATAATACAATTACCCAAGTTAGAGCACAAACACAGACGCTCTGACACACATGGCACATATAAGGAGAATACATTATGGCATCTTTAGCAGAAATCAGAGCAAAGCTCTCAGCAATGGAATCGAAAGGTTCTAATCAATCGTCACAGCAAAGTGACAACGCAATTTACCCACACTGGAACATTGAAGAAGGAACAAGTGCAACACTTCGTTTCTTGCCTGACGGCGATACAACCAATGACTTCTTTTGGGTAGAGCGACAAATGATCCGACTTAACTTTCCAGGAGTCAAGGGCGGAGATATGAAGCCAGTTACTGTGCAAGTACCTTGTGCAGAAATGTACGGCGAAACTTGTCCAGTACTCACTGAAGTACGTCCGTGGTTCAAAGATCCTTCTTTGGAAGACATGGGTCGTAAGTACTGGAAAAAGCGTTCATACATTTTCCAAGGGTTTGTAACTGAGAATCCACTCAACGAGCAATCCCCGGAAAACCCAATTCGCAGGTTTGTTATTTCCCCTCAAATCTTCAACATCATTAAGAGTGCGTTGATGGATCCTGATATGGAAAACTTGCCAGTGGATTATGTTAACGGCACAGACTTCCGTGTAACAAAAACTACTAAAGGTCAATATGCTGATTACAGCACATCTAAGTATTCACGTAAAGAACGTGGACTAACTGAAACTGAGCTTGCAGCAATTGATGCAAATGGCCTCCACACGCTAAAGGATTTCCTTCCTAAGCGACCAGATCAAGCACATTTGGCTGCTATCTCAGAAATGTTTGAAGCTAGTGTAAACGGTGATCTGTACGACGCAGAGCGTTGGGGCAACTTCTACAAGCCATACGGGGTTGAAGTTCCTAGCACAGCAGTGCAAGCAACTACAGCATCAGCGCAAGCACCTGCACCAGTAGCAGCACCTGCACCAGTAGCAGCACCTGCACCAGTAGTAGAAGCAACACCAGCTCCAGTAGCAGAAGCAACACCTGCACCAGAGACTGTTGTACAACCTGCTGCAAGCACTGACGAAAAACCCAGCGCAGATGATATTCTAAATATGATTCGTGCTCGTAACTAAGGAGCAAAAATTATGCAGAAACCATTTGACTTAAATAAATTTCGTACAGGTTTGACTAAGAGCATTGCAGGTATCAGTGCTGGGTTCCACGACCCACAAGACTGGATCAGCACAGGCAATCATACGCTGAACTACTTGATCAGCGGAGACTTCCATAGGGGTGTTCCGTTGGGCAAGGTAAGTGTGTTTGCGGGAGAATCCGGTTCAGGTAAGAGTTTTATCTGTTCTGGCAATCTTGTAAAAAACGCACAGGACAAAGGTTGCCAAGTAGTGCTGTTTGACAGTGAAAATGCATTGGACGAGGAGTGGCTCAAAGCACTAAACGTTAAAACCGACCCTGAAAACTTGCTGCGCATTAATGTGAGCATGATCGATGACGTTGCAAAAACAATGAGCGAATTCATGAAGGATTATAAATCTAGTTATGCTGATTTACCTTATGAAGAACAGCCCAAGATGTTGTTTGTGATTGATAGTTTGGGAATGTTGTTATCTCCAACTGACGTTGCTCAGTTTGAAAAAGGCGATATGAAAGGTGATATGGGACGTAAGCCAAAAGCATTAACGTCCCTAGTGCGTAATATGGTTAATCAGCTTGCACCCCATCCAATTGGTCTGATTGCAACTAACCACACATATGCATCGCAAGACATGTTTGATCCAGATGACAAGATCTCAGGCGGACAAGGGTTTATCTATGCAAGCAGTATTGTTATTGCAATGCGTAAACTCAAGCTCAAAGAAGACCTAGACGGTAACAAAACGTCAACCGTGAACGGTATTAGAGCGGCGTGTAAAGTAATGAAAACACGTTACAACAAACCGTTTGAAAGTGTACAAATTAAAATTCCTTACGAATCAGGCATGGATCCCTACAGCGGATTAGTTGAAATGTTTGAAGCAAAAGGGATCTTAGAAAAAGTAGGCAACAAACTACTTTACACTTCACCTCTAACAGGCGAAGAGATCAAGGAGTTCAGAAAAGGATGGACCGGAGACAAGTTAGATATAATTATATCTGAGTTCGGGCAAAATCCTAAAGCAGATACTTCTCTTTCTGAGGAAGTACAGCTAGCTCCGGACGACTTAGAACCTGGTATAGAGGAGTTGGTAGATGAATCCTGATGTTCAAATTTTGGTCAGTATTTGGGATACGGTGAAAACTTTTATTCCGAAGAAAGATCGTATTGAAGCAGCAGAGCAGCTGATTCGTGTGGTTGACGAAGAGCTGGATTTGGTTGGTATCGAAGAGGAGTTTAATTCGTTTGATACTGTGTTAAAGGCAGCTGCAAAGTCTCATTTCGGCGCAGATGACGATGAAGACGTAGACTTTGACTGGGAGTAAAATATGGGTTGGTACCGAAATGTTGTTGATGATCTCAGTACCTTAGTTCAGTCGATTGACTTCTACGAAACAGAGCTCGAAGAAGCCAAATATGAATGCCATATCAAAGGCAGCCTGGAGAGATCCAGTGCTGCCTTACCTGGTATCACTGAACACAGATTTAATCAGCTACAAGAGATTGAAGCAATATTAGAGCATCTGAACATTGAATTACGCAAAGAGCGAAGCAAAGTATTTCGCAAGTATCTCGAAACATATAACAGAC